AGTTTGCGTTCCCGATGTCATTATTGATCTGGGGGGGCCTGAGCGCGCACGGGGTCCATTCTACGAGGAAACGCTGTGGCGACGGGTAGTCGCGGACGCCCTCGGAAGCCTGACGCCTTAAAACGGCTTGAGGGAACCGCGCGCGCTGACCGCAAAATCGAAAACACGGCTGAGCCTAGCGGGATGCCGCAACGTCCGAGCGTCTTGAGTGCCGAGGCCGTGGCGGTCTGGGACGACCTTGCGCCGAAACTGAGTGCCCTGGGCCTGCTTTCTGAAGTCGACGAAAGCACTTTTGCTGTTTATTGCCAAGCATACGGCGACTGGAAAGAGATGACAGAGCTGCTAAACGACCTCGGTGTAGCTGCATGGTACTCAGAATCTGAGTCTGGCTACCGCCAGATCATCCCAGAAGTCACCGCTAGGGACAAAGCATTTCAGGCGATGCAGAAAATGGCCGGTCGCTTTGGCCTCGATCCATCCAGCCGCAGCGGCATCAGCGTCGGGACCGAAGCTCGTATAGCCAGTCCAGCCGAAGACTTTTTCTTTGCTTCTCCGAAAGTGATGCCGTGACGACCTCGATGTTGATGGGCACGGGCGAGCCGGCGATCGACGAGTGGCTGGAAACGGATCGCGCTCTTGGCACTTTCGAGACGCAGGCGCGTGATCGCATCCGCCAGACGCACGAAGACTGGTCGGCGAAGGGCTACTGGTACGACCATGACGCCGGCGCGCGGGTGATCAAATTTGTCGAAGACTACTGCCGCCACTATAAAGGCGAGTGGGCTGGGAAGCCGATGCTGCTGGAGCCGTGGCAGAAGCTGATCCTTGCAGAGACTTTCGGCTGGAAACGCGCGGACGGCTTCCGAGTTTATCGGACGCTCTGGCTTGAGCTGGGCCGGAAGAATGGCAAGTCGGCCCTGGCGGCTGCGCTAGGATTGTATTTGCTCGTTGCTGACGGCGAGCCGGGAGCCGAGGTCTACAGTTCAGCAACGAAACGCGACCAGGCCAAAATCGTTTTTGGCTTTGCGAAAGAGATCGTCACGCAGTCGCGAGAACTGACGGAGCATTGCAAAGTCCAGCGATCGAACATCTCGGTGCTTCGCACTCGCTCGAAAATGGAGCCGCTCAGCGCTGAAGGCGACACGCTTGACGGCCTGAACCCGCACGGCAATATCATCGACGAACTGCACAGCCATAAAGACCGGCGCGTGTACGACAAGATGGTAACTGCTTGCGCGGCTCGACGGCAGCCGCTCACCGTCTGCATCACCACGGCGGGGATCTATGACCCAGAGCAAATCGGCTGGCAGTTGCACGAACACGCGACCGCCGTTCTTGCCGGCACGGTCGAAGACGATACATGGTTCTGCTGGATCAGCGCCGCCGACGAGGGTGACGACCCGTATGCTGTAGCAACCTGGGAGAAAGCCAACCCGAACCTCGGCGTGAGTATCTACCCGAACTTTATCGAACAGCGCGCAGCCGAAGCGTTGTCGCAGCCAAGCTCGCTGAACTCGTTCACTCGGCTGCATCTCAATTCTTGGACGCACCAGATCGAAACGTGGCTGGCCCCTGACGCTTGGGACGCTTGCGGCGATGAGGTGGACTTGGATCTGCTCGAAGGGCGCGACTGTTATCTCGGCCTCGACCTCTCAAGCAAGCTCGACCTGACAGCGCTTGCGCTAGTCTTCCCGCCGCTTGACGATTCTGAGAAGTGGAAGGTCCACGTTGTGTGCTATATCCCACGCGAAACAATGCGCGAGAAGGAACGCGCTGACCGTGTGCCGTATTCAACTTGGGAGCGCGACGGTTGGGTGGTCGCGACTGACGGCGACGTTATTGATTACGGGTTCATTGAGCGGGACATCTTGGCGATGTCTGAGCGATTCAATATCAGCGAAGTCGCGTTTGATCCGTGGGCGGCTCAGCAGACAGCGCTTCGGGTGCGCGACGATATAGGGATTCCGGTGGTTCCGATTCGGCAGGGATTTATGTCGCTGAGCGAACCAACAAAAGAGCTTGAGCGGTTGGTGGTCAGCGGTAACCTCGCGCACGGGGGCAACCCGTGTCTTGCGTGGCAAGCCAACAACGTCACCGTCAGGCACGATCCCGCCGGCAACATTAAGCCGGATAAGGGAGACTCTCAAAGAAAACGAATCGACGGTATTGCTGCGACGATCAATGCGCTCGCTCGCGCGTCTTTCCACGAAGGCGGCTCGGTCTACGAGTCCGAAGGGATCATGGTGCTATGAAGCCGGAATGGGTAAAACAAATTGACCTGAGAGACGTTCACATCTACGGCGGCACGGGTCTGGTTGCGGTCGGCGTCTTGGCGATTGTCGGCTGGGAAGGCGCGCTGATCGCTCTTGGGATCGTACTGCTATATCTGGGCACATACCGGATGGGGAGACTGTAGACCGTGGGCATTTTCACGATTCTTGAAGAACGCGCGATGCCGCCTGCTGGCGATGACTTCTGGTATGAGCCAACGTCGCGATTCCGCGATGGCCCAGCTACGCCAGAGTCGGCGCTGTCATCGACCCCGGTCTGGGCAGCGGTTAATCTAATCGCCGGCACGGTCGGCTCGATGCCGCTTATTCTGTATCACGATCTGGAGAATGGCGGCAAAGAGCGCGCATTGGATCGCCCGCTTTACAACCTGCTGCGCTGGGCTCCCAACTCCTACCAGACAGCCGTCGAGTTGTTTGAGATGGGCCAAGGGCATCTCTGCCTGCGTGGCAATGCGTTCTTCCGGCTTGAGGTAAATCGCGCCGATGAGTTGATTGCAATCGTGCCGCTGCATCCCGACCGTATGAAGCTCAAGCTGCTGGACGGCGGCGTGGTCGAATATCACTACGACGCTGGCTCGGGCCGGTCGCGCGTGTTCTCAGCCGAGGAGATTCTGCACGTCAAAGGGCTCAGCTCAGACGGCTTGATTGGCTACAGCCCGATCACGATCGGTGCCGGCGTGATCGCGATGTCGGACGCCGCTGAACGATATGGCGCGCGGTTCTTTGAAAACTCTGCCACGCCGAGCGGGATCTTGTCGCACCCCGGCAAGTTGAAGCCTGAGTCTCGGGCGAACATCAAAACGTCGTGGCAGGCGGCGCACGGCAGCGGACGCCAGCACTCGGTCGCGTTGCTAGAAGAGGGCCTGTCGTGGACCGCGATGAGCGTCAGTCCAGAAGAGGCGCAGTTTCTGGAAACCAGGAAGTTCCAGGCCGAGGAAATCGCCAGGCTGTTCAACGTGCCGCCTCATCTTCTGATGCTGCTTGACCGCTCGACGTTCTCGAATGTCACAGAACAGAATCGTTCCTTCGCTACTAACTGCATCAGACCGTGGGCAATCCGATGGGAACAAGCGATTCGCAAAAGCATTATTGAGCGGTTTTCTACTGACACTGAGGCGTCGGTCGAGTTCGACATGAACGAGCTGCTCAGACCTGACACGATGGCGCGCGCGCAGGCGAACCAGATCCTGCTCACTAACGGCGCGCTCACGATCAACGAGTGGCGCACTCGCGAGAACCTGAACCCGATCGAAGGTGACGCCGGTTCGACGAACTGGATGCCGTTGAACATTGCGCCGGTGGCCGTCGCTGAGAGTATGCCAGACGCCGAGCCAGACGACGAGCCTGCCGCCGCTTTGCGCGATGAGCTACGCAGCCAGGGCTTCGAGATAGCAGACAGCTCAAAGCTGCCAGAGCTTCGGTCGTTGGCGAACCGCCGCAAGATCGCGGAAGCCACGAAGCCGCTGATCGAAGCGGCGACACGTCGTTTGGTCAGACGAGAAAGCAAAGCGGTGAAGCGCATGATGACGAAGCAGTTGTCCGGCGGCTTGACTGGTCGTGAAGAGCAGCGCGGCACTGATGGCCTCGCGAATGACATCGAGGCTTTCTACTTCGGCGACTTCGTAGACGTGATCGTGGCTGAACTTCTGCCGATCATACGATCATACGCACAGCAGATCTATACGCAGGCGGCGCTTGAAGTCGCGATGCCGCCAGAGCTGACCGAGGATCTTGAAGAGTTCATTCGCGGCTACATGGCAGTGAGCGCAAACGGTTACGCGAAGCAGAGCAGGCAAGCGCTGCAAGCCATCATCAGCAACACCGACTTCAGCGAGATGGCAGCGGAGATTGATCTGCTGCTCGCTGAGTGGGCGGAAACGCGAGCGCGTCGGGTGGCGACTCGACAGACGACGGAAGGCAACGGCGCGTTCTCAAAGTTCGCATACATTGCCGGCGGCGCGATTTCGTTGCGCTGGGTCACATCTGGCTCGAACTGCCCATTCTGCAAGAAGCTCAGCGGCAGGACTGTACTCGGTTCTGAGAACTTTTTGGAAGCTGGCTCAGCACTTGAGAGCGACCAGGGGCAATTAAAAGTCCGCAAGAACGTCGGACATCCCCCAGCGCATCCCGGCTGCGATTGCTTCATATCGCCAAGCCTGTAAGGGACTTACATGGATAACAAAACTTCAGGAGACACGACGATGGAACGCAGAGACTTTGAGCTGGAAGAATTAGAAGTTCGCGACGATGAAGACGGCGGCCAGGTGATTCGCGGGATGGCGATCCCGTTCAATCGGTCGTCGCAAGACCTCGGCGGATTCATCGAACGAATCGACCCCGGTGCGGTTGAAGTAGACGGGACCGACGTTGTGATGCTGTGGCAGCACGACAGCGCTGACCCGATCACCCGCCAGTCGACCGGCCTGAAGCTAGAAGTGCGGAAGTCGGGCGTGTTCTTCGAGGCTCAGGCAAGCGACTTCAGCGACCGTCAACTTGATCTGCTTCAGCGTGGAGTCGTGAAACAGATGAGCTTTGGCTTCCTGACGCTGGACGATGAGTGGCAGCAAGACACGAAGCCGGTGCGGCGGACCCTGAAGAAGATCGAACTGCGTGAGATCAGCCCTGTCACTTGGCCGGCCTACAAGCAGACCTCGGTCAAGGTCGCGGTTCGCAGCGCGCTTGACGCCGGGATTGAGTTGGACAGCGAGCCGGAAGTCGTCGCCGAAGACACCAGCGGCGCGGATGCGCTCCGCCGGCTCAAACTCTTGTCGGTCGACCTCTAAGCCGTGTCTGCTTGGTCCCCATCTCAGGCCACCTCCCGGTTGTCAAGCACGATGACGGAGAAGTCATCATATGACTCCACGGTCACGGCATAGCGCACCTCGACGAAAGACCAATCATAGTGATATGAATAGTTCTGGTTTGGGTCATTCCCGTCGTAGTAGTTGATGCGGATGCCCCTCTCCCTAGAGAGTGGGCATACCGTGAAAGTCCCCTTGACGGTTGCGGAAGGGTATTCCCTGTTTAACTCGGAACCCACACTCATAGCGGCCCTCATTACGTAATCGCTAGCGAAGGGCTCTACCTTGAAATCGTGACCGGGGAGGGGAGGCTCCACGAAATCGTGCTTGGCGTTTTTCATTTTTGTTCTCCTGCTAGAAGGGGTGTCAGTTTCCATACAAGGAATGTACTGCGATCTAGTGCGGTGTAAAGGGGTGTGGGGTAATTAATATTCCGGCTCTGTTTTTGTTTGGCGGCTGGGGCTGCGATTGGTTACATTCCAACCCATAGGAGAAGGCGATGGGGCTCGGACGGAGCCACTCAACCAGCGTCGTCTCAGGTCCACGACGTGACGCTTCGCCGCACGTCGGTCGCCCACACTTCACCATTCTCATTATTTGTGGAGCTTGGGGCGACTGTCCCCGGTTCACAGCCAGGGAGTTTCTATGGACACCAGCGCATTTCGCAAAAGAGCGAGAGAGCTGCAAACCACCTGCGAGAAGTTGCTTTCTCTTGCAGGCGAGGAAGGCCGCAGCCTGACGGCTGACGAGCAGACCAGTTACGACGCGAGCTTCACGGAGCTTGAGGGCGCTATCGCCCAGATCAAGCGAGCCGACAGCCTCGCGGACATGGGCGCAGACTTGGCTCAGCCAGCCAGCGCCTCGATCGGACCAGTAGCAGCAACAGCACCAGAAGCTGCGCCAGTTGAGGTTCGCGTGGGCCACGACCGGCACGTTGCGCGTGGCTTCTCGGACATCGGCGAACAGCTTCAGGCAATTGCCCAAGCCGCAAACCCGGAGTTCGGCCACGAAAACATCGACAAGCGCCTGCTCTATTTGCAGGAGCGAGGCGGCAACCCAGACGGCGAAGTTCGTGTGTCTGGCGCGTCTGAGCTGGTAGCCTCCACTGGTGGCTATCTTGTGCAGAAGGACTTCAACGATTCCATCGCCGAGCGCGTCTATCAGACCGGCCAGATTGCGAGTCGCGTGACCCGTCAGGAAATCGGGCCACAGGCGAACGGCCTCAAGTTCAACGTGATCGACGAGACTTCCCGCGCGAACGGTTCGCGTTGGGGCGGCGTCCGAGCGTACTGGACCGCCGAAGGCGCAGCACTAACGTCTTCGGAGCCGACGTTTGCACAGATCACGATGAGCCTGAACAAGCTGACTGCGCTGTTCTACGCGACAGAGGAGCTGCTGAGCGATCAGACGAGTCTCGCCGGGATCGTTGAGCGTGTCGTGCCGGAAGAGATCGGCTTTCAGGTTGAGTCGGCAATTCTGGGGGGATCGGGTTCAGGGCAGCCGCTCGGAATCTCGAACTCTGCTTCGTTGGTTTCGCAGGCGAAGGTTACTTCGCAGACAGCGGACACGATCAACAGCACGAACGTCGCTGCGATGTGGGGCCGGATGTGGCCGGCGTCGAGAGCGAACGCAGTGTGGCTGATCAATCAAGATGCTGAAAGTCAGTTGACGGCTTTGGCCGATGCAGCAGGAAACAGCATTTATCTGCCGCCGCTCGGTCTGTCGGACACGCCGTTTTCACGGCTGTTCAATCGTCCAGTAATCGTCAGCGAGCATTGCCAAACGCTCGGCGATGCAGGCGACATTCAGCTCGTTGACCTGTCTCAGTACATGATGATCGACAAGGGCGGCGTCCGGGGAGATTCCTCAATGCACGTCCGCTTCCTTTACGATGAGCGAGCTTTCCGGTGGCAGTACCGTTGCGACGGTCAGCCGATGTGGAACTCAGCTCTCACCCCTGCGAACGGGACAGCGACAACGAGCCCGTTCATCAACCTTGCAGCGAGGGCTTAACCAATGAGCTTTTCAATCGGAGAGGGGCAGGGTCATTACGTTTTGGCTCACGCCCCCGTATCCATCAACGCAGGCGCTGTCACTAGCGATGCTTTCAAGATGGAAAACTATTCCCATGCGAGCATCATCGTCTCGGCAGGGGTCACGGGTGCAGCGGCAACGCTGACCTTGAAAGAGAACACGGCTGCTGACGGCACGGGAGCCACAGCGATCGCCTTCAGCTACTACGCCGAGGCAACGGCTGGCGGTGATACGCTTGGCGCTCGTACTGCGGCTACTGCGTCTGGTGTAGCTATGACCACAAACAACGGTCATTTCACGATCATTGAGTTGGACGCCTCTGAGCTTTCTGACGGAAGCGAGTGGGTTACGGTTCATCTGAGCGCACCGGGGGCCGCGATGTTGGTCTGCATCGGTGTCGTTCTCAGTGGCGCACGATACGCTGAAGTCGAATCACCAACAGCGATCGCGTAGTAGTTTTCACCTATGAACGCCGGTGGCAGGGTCAAACCTGTCACCGGCAATAGGGAGCAAAATTATGGGCATCAGAA